CATTAGGATGTATTTCCTTCCAATTATTCGTTTTTTGCAAATGAATCCATTGTTGTCAGAATGTACCGTCGGCATTAATTGTCATGGTCCGGAATGGGAACAACTTCGTAAGCATATGCTTAAATTTGGAAGTGATCGAGTCTTCGCTGGCGATTATTCTAAGTACGATCAGAGATTACCAGCTCAAGTGATTGCAGCATCCCTACGTATCTACATTGACATTGCAAGGGAGTGTAATTACTCGGAGGAGGATTTGAGAGTAATGGAAGCTATGACTGGAGATTTAGTCTATGCTCTCATTGCTTTCAATGGAGATCTCATCGCGACAACTGAAGGAATGCACATCAGTGGTAATTCTTTGACAGTTGTGGTGAATGGAACTGCAGGGAGCTTGAATTTACGTACGTTTTTCTACTCCCAATATCCTGAGACTATGAAGTTTCGAGACTATGTCGCATTGGGCGTCTATGGAGACGACAACAAGGGATCAGTTCACCCGGATGCTTCAAAATTCAACATTAAAGATTGTTCCGAATTTCTTGGAAAGTTTGGACAACTTTACACTATGCCTGACAAGGAAAGTGAACTCGTGCCTTACATGAAGGACGAGGATGCTGAGTTTTTGAAAAGGACCAGTGTGTATCACCCTAAATTGGGTGTTCACGTTGGGGCTCTCTTGGATGAATCATGCTTTAAAATGTTGCATCGCACATTGAAGAGCAAAGTTCTATCTGAAGAGCAGGCGAGTGCTGAGAACATCGATAGTGCTCTGAGGGAATGGTTTAATCATGGCCCTGAAGTTTATGCCATGAGGCAAGAACAGATGCGAGAGGTATCTCGTCGTGCGGACATAACTCACATGTGTAGGTTGTTGGACACCACATATGATGAATTGGCCCAAGAATGGCACGAGAAATACACCCCCAGTTCGTAATCTGGGGCCTACGGGGAAGCAAAATACGATTGTATATATGGATACCAAATTTGTAAATTATTAGTGCATGTTGATCTACACATTTAGGCTTTGTACAATTAGCGGGAGCCCCGTCTCCTACCCCTATTTAGGGGAGTGTATAGCTAGCACACACACATCCACAACTGCGAGTTCTCTGAGGGGAGAACCGTATGTACATAATCCCTCACTACTGTAAATAATAATAATCATAATGTAACTATTAATAAAACTACACCTGATCAAAAAGCACAGATTTTGTCCTTTAGAGACGAGAACCCTTCCTATGACTACAGGATTAATTCACCTGGTGAACAAACCTATGGTACTGCGGAGGGATCCGAAGACTCTTTGGGTGCATTTCTGTCCCGGCCTATCAAAATCGACGAGTATGATATCGCCATTGGAGCGAACGTTTCACAAACATTCAATCCATGGTTCGATTTCTTCACCAATCCGAGAGTCATTAACAGGATTACTAACTTTCAGAACTTGCGTTGTAAGCTCTGTGTTAAGTTTGTTATCAATGGAAATGGCTTTTATTACGGAAAATTGGCGGCGGTTTACCAAATGTTGCACATCGTTGACTCGACTTTGTCAACTTTTGGTTCAACTAGGTCGGATTTCATCAGATACTCACAGATGCCAAAGGTGACACTGGATCCAACCACTAATGCGGGAGGAACCTTGTGCTTACCTTTTGTATGGTATCATAACTATCTTGATGTAACTAGGGCTGATTACACTCAGATGGGTTTGATCAATATTCGTACGATCAACCCTCTGAAGCACGCTAATGGTTCAACGGAACCTGTTAATATTTCTGTATTCGCGTGGGCTGAAGATGTCGTTTTGACAACTCCAACTAGCGTTGATGCAGAAAACCTAGTTCCTCAGATGGGAGAGGAAGATGAATACACGGAGGGTCTCGTTTCTCGACCAGCTTCGACAGTAGCCCGTATTGCGGGTATGCTAAACCAGACACCTATTATAGGTCCCTATGCTCGAGCAACAGAGATGGCTTCCAACGCGGTGGCATCTATAGCCAAATTATTTGGATACTCACGACCGAACAATATCAATGACATTGAGTACTATAGACCTGTCCCCCTGGGTAATTTCGCAAATTGTGACTTAGCTGAAACAGCCCAAAAATTAACAGTAGATTCCAAACAGGAGATTACGATCGACCCCACCACAATGGGTCTATCTAATAATGACGAAATGACGATCTCATCAATAGCGACGAGAGAATCATATCTGACAACTTTTGATTGGTCAATATCTACAAGCCCCGAAATAGCAATCTTTCAGACTGATGTGACTCCATGTCTGTACGATTTCGAATCATCTGGTGAATATTTGCAGCTTCCAGCATGTGCTGTAGCCGCTTATCCTTTCGCAAATTGGAAGGGCACCATGAAGTTTCGTTTTCAGGTTGTTTGTTCTGCCTATCATAAAGGTCGATTGAAGATTGTGTATGACCCAACGTCTTTCGAGTCGGATGAGTACAACACTAACTTCACCCATGTGCTTGATTTAGCCAGGGAACACGACTTCACAATTGATGTTGGCTGGGGAAGACCAGAACCCTACTTGAATTGTAGTCTACCAGGTCAAGATGGATCAACGATTGAAATTCCTTTCAGGAGTACAATTCCGATCTCACCGACTAACGATTTCGATTATCACAGGAATGGTCAGTTGAGAGTGTATGTGGTGAACTCTCTCACATCACCAAATAGCACAGTTGACAATGACGTTCAAGTTAATGTCTATGTTTCAGCTTGCGAAGATATGCAATTTAGGAATCCGTCCAACGCAATTGATAGAATTTCATTCTTTCGAACGCCGGATGCCCAAATGGGTATGGAACAAGGGAATCTTGGAGATACTCTTGGTTCCATGGAATCCAACAAGCCAATGGCCCAAGATGTAGCAATGAAGGTCGCAGCACCTGAGCAAAGTCTTTCGGACCCTTATGATCACGTCTTCTTTGGTGAATCAATCGTCTCCTTTCGGACTCTTCTTAAGAGAGTCAATCTATATACCTTGGAGGGAATATTTTCCAACATTACAGGTAATGGATTCTTGCGATCGGTAAGACAAATGTTTCCCCTTTACAAGGGATTCACAACGACTGGCGTTACGCCCGTCACTGGTGGAAATTTTAATTATGTCAAGATGACCTTGATGAACTACCTTTCTCCTATGTACGTATGCAGGAGAGGGGGAATTCGTTATAAGTTTGCTAGATACGATTCAGTCACATCCGCCCCAGAGGTACAGATTCCCATATCCGTCACAAGACTCCCAGAACCCCAATGGAATGGTAGATCTGATGTCCTCTACTCTTACTTCCCGACAAATGAGACCTTTACAAGGGCTAATTTTCTGGAAGCAAACACCAACTCGAATGCCGGCACAGCGGCGTCTCATACATCGGTTTGTCCGACGCTTGAGGTCGAATTTCCTTATCAGAAGAAAAAGAGATTTGACGCGAGTAAGAACTTAGTCCCGAACTCCTTCAACACTCCACCGGAGTTGTTGATAGATAATGACGGCTATGCAATTGAACAATTTATATCAGCCACAGACTCTTCAGTCCACGGTTGGTATGTGTATGTCTCAGCAGCAGAAGATTTCACGCTGGCG